TTGATCGGTCCCGCCTGCAATTCCTCATCATAGGATTGTTGTGGGTCACGCCAGCCCGTGGAAGGCGAGCCAAGCATGTCGCTTGCGCCGGGAATGTTGAGCGACGGGAAGCCGCCCCTTTGCTTGTTGTAGAACACTATACGGCCTCCTTAACCACCCTGCATCGCGCCCATACCGGAGAAGATCGAACCAACCCCGCTGAGCACACCACCGATGCCGTTCGATTGCTTCTGGACCCCGCCGTTGAACAATGTGCCAAGGCCGCTCGTATAGGCGTTATATCCGGCATAGGGCAGTTGCGCCGCCGTTGTTGCCGCGTTCAGGATACCCGGCAAAGGCGCAAAGGATGCGTTGCCCTGATCAGCAACCGCGCCCGTTGTGCTCAAGAGCGGGTTCAGCCCCATATAGGCCGAGTTCGCGATACCGGGGATCATGCCCGCCGCCTGCATCGCCTGCCCGTAGGACGTGTTCCTGATGCCGCTGTCAGCCTGCGCGCTCGCAAGAAGATTGTTGTAGTTCGCCGCATTGTTTGCCGATTGCTGGCCCGAAAGCTGGCCCGCCGTCTGTGCGGCTTGATCCATGCGGCCCATCTGGTTGTTATAGTCGCCCATGCGCGCGGCATTTTCAGCCGCCGACAATTCGCTTGTGAGATTGCCGACATGGGCTCCTGAGCCATAGCGCCCGCCTAATGAATACTGGCTGTTGACCTGGTTCGTGACATTCTGGCGCGTCTTGCCCAGAACAGCGTCAAGATAAGGGTTGCCGTTCAGATACTGCCCGCCGAGCACGTTTTGCGTGTAATTCTGCGCCGCACCAAGCGTTGGATCCATACCGCCCGAATAAAGCCGCCGCAGAGCCGCCGGAAGGGCCATAGTCGCCGCATTCGGCCCGGCATAATCCGCCATAGCCATGCCGCCAGCATTGTTCACGGCGCCCGCCAAATCCTGCATGTTGTTGTAATTCGTGCCGAATGCGTTTTGAAGCTGCGGGACCATGCCGTTAAGCTGGCCCGCGTTCCCCCGTATCATCGCCCCGTTCGCTTCAAACGCGCTGTTCAGCCCCGGAATCATTCCCGAAACCTGTTGCGACAATTGGTTAAGCGCAGGCTGGTTTTGGTTGAACAGGTCTTGCCCCGTCTGGGCCGCGCTTACAGCAAACGGCTGCGCCCACTTTTGGGCCGATCCAGACGTTGATTTAGACCCTCCTGAAACGCCCATTACAATTCCTTCCGCAATTCAACTTGATGCACTTCGTAATCCGGCAAAACCTTTGCCCAACCGCGCCGGGACGCAATCGACGCAATGACGCAGCCACGCTCGCGCCCATATTGCTCAGCCTTCGGTATCAAGACGCCTGTAATTTCATTTACGTCACCGACCGCAACCACCCCGTGAATTTCCCAAGCTCCGCTCGGATACTGCTTGAACTCGGTCAGGATGCAGCTCGTATCAGTCGCCATGACATCAACATCACCCGTCGCCACCCGCGCGTCTAACCATGCAACCGGATACAATGCCTGATCCAGAACGCCCGCGATTGCCCCCCTGAACTTGATATACACCGGCCAGCCCGGCGCTAGACCAGCGTTAGGGATACGCTGCGCACCGTCCCATCGGTGCCCTTCAACTTGATTGTAACGGACGTGTTGCTTGTCGCCTCAACCACTAGATCGCCATTGCTTGCCGGTGTCACAGATGACCCAGGAACGATTGTGAGGTTGCCCGGCACATAAAGATCGGGCCAAATCCGCGTTAATGGGTTCAATGCCGTCGCCGCCTTGCGCATCCACTCCTGGACCGACGGCCATGATACCGGAATGCTACTCATGCCCCGCCACCCGGCGCCAGATCAAGCGCCAACCCTTGGGCATAAGTCCAAGTCGCGCTTGTGGTCAGTGTCACATTCACCTGTATAAACCGGCCCGTCGCGCGGATTGGCATATATCCTTGCGTCGTTAGCGTTGTTGTCGATACCGTGGATTGCGAATCCCCCAGTCGCGCGCTGTAATCAACCGTAAGCGTCACGCCATCCGTTGCATCGCTATCAAGCCTCGCGCGCCTTATTCTCGCGTTCCGGCCCTTTTGAGGCTCGATCTTGGCAAACTGCAAAACACCCTCAAGCGTTGTCGCGCCGCCGAATGAATAAATAATCCTGTCTGTCTTCACGAATGTAATCATCGGGTCGCCGCCCGCAAAGATTGGGTCATCAAGCGAGTAAGGGATGCTATCCAGACCTGAAGGATATGCCGCATCCAATGAATCCAGCGTCACGCCCGCCGACATGCCCGTAGCCACCCCGGCAAGGCCAGGAATATCCGCGTCAGTCCAGCGGTCCAATACCCAATTATATATCCATAGGCGGTCTGGCATCGACCAGACAACCAGCGCGCGGCGCGGATCAATCGTCGCGCGGATATTGTTCTGCACATCCGACCGCGAATATGTTGCCCAGAATGTATCGTCGATCTTGTTTTGGCCAATAGGCGTCAATTCACCATCAACCACCGAATAGAAGCCGCGCCCCGAAAGGAAGAAAACCATACGCCCGAATTGCGCAACAGACCCCGGCGCAAGACAGCCGATGCCGCTTGAGATTTTGTCCCTCTGAAATATCAAGGGCGTCCCGACATAGGTGAAACGGTGAATGCCGTTTTCCTGAAAAACCAGCCCATATTCGCCGCCGGCAAGGCCCGTTATAGGCCCGCCGTCCGGCAATTGCTGGTCGTCGCTTTCCCCCGTGCCGCTTGTCCATCCTTCCGCGTTGTTGTTTTCAGACCAATAGACCGTTGATAGAGCCGCCGGGTCGCCAGCAAGAAAAACAAAATCACGAACAATCGAAACCATCGTCGAAGTCGGCGGGGTTCCACCTAAAACAGCCCCCGTCGATGAACTGATTGTGTATTTTACAGGCGCTCCACCATTAACCCCGATTACAAACGCCCCGAACTGCGCAAATTGCCACGCCGCCGTGTAAGAACCCGCATATTCTGCAGACCATGCCCCGGATGAATAGGAATAAAGCCCGCTGTTCGTGCCCGCCAGCATAATTGTTGTTCCGTCCAGATCGACGAACGATCCGCCACCTTTCCAATCAACGGATAAAGCTGTTGTGATAGACGAAAGCCCCCGCAAAGGCCGATAACCATTCGGGGCGGCATAGACGTTGCGCGCGACAACGAGCCCGGCATGGTTGACCGGAACCAAATCTGGAAGCCAAGGCCCGAACTCCATTCCGCGATCCTATGCGTAGCTATACGGATAGGCAACCAAGGGGCTGGCCCCATAGCGGCGCCTCTTGGCATCAAGGCCCAACTCCGACAGCGATTCATCGAATGCGGCTTTCCACATGCCAACACGCTCGTCGTTCACGATATACGCTTCCGACTGGACCAGAAGCCCATAATAATAAACGTCAGGATATGAATCTATCAGCCAGTTAGTAAGCTCTGACGCCGAAAGCGCCGGGATTGTTTGCTGGTAGCGAATGATAATCGTGTCCGTGCTTGTAGCCTCAGGCTCCGGCCATAGCTTGATTGCCGCCCCCTGGATCGAATAGGCTACATATTTGCCCGTGCTTAGCCCGTAGAGCGTCCTTGCCGCGTCCGGGGTCATCTGCCTTAGCGACACGTCAGCCGTATCGTCGCGGGCCACATCGCGCACCCGCCAGCAATCAGTCGGTAACGTAGTGGACGCCGCAACCGGAATGATCGTAGCTTCAACCTCGCGCGATGGATGGTCCACCAGCCTATTAAGTCTCGCCTCAACAAAGGGAAGAAGCGACGTCGCTTGCGCGGTCGTTATTTGTTCCCCTAGAGTGTCAACCACTTGGGCAATCAGGCTCGTGAAGTCCATATCCCGCCCCTTAAATGATTATGCGATTGCAGCCCGGCACAAGATACCGATAATCGCTGTCCATCAACTTGCGCGTTACCGCGTCGATATGGTCGGGGTTCCACATATCAACCCCCTCCTCAACAAGCCATTTCATGCCAACCGACGCGGGGATGTGCCCAACATGCCAAACCTCAGACCTCTTGTTTACGCCTTCGGCTTGCTTGTTTTCTTCAATGACTTGCCCGCCGCTGACGTCCTCATATTGGATTTCAACTGTGCCTTCTTCATCCCCGAAGGCGCGCATGGACTTTTTAAGTCCATTCCAGCTTCCATCGTCAAGGATTTCCCAGCCCATTGAGCATGACCTTTCTCGATATGCTGCCGCGCCGCTTCAGCGTCTGCGGCTGTGAATACGGCGCCGGGCGCGAGATAACCGCCAAGCCCGTCGCATAAAGTGTCCGCCGCCGTTGCGGCCATCTGTAATTTTTCCATGCGAAAAGGGCCGGAGCGTTAACCCCGGCCCAATCCCTTAGCTAAGGTCAGCAACCACGGCGCTGGCCGCCTGGTTCTTACACCGAAGCGCCCATTCACGCCGCATCAGCTTGCGCTTGGCAAGGCCGGTCCTGGCAAGGTCTTCAACAACCAAACCGTCAAGATCGGCAATATCCCAATACTCCGGGTCAACCAGCAACAGGTCACGGGTCGAACAGAAGCGCGACGGGACAAACTGCACCTTGCCGAAGTCGGAGACGTAAACGTCCGCGCCCGCGACAATAGTTGCCGTCTTGTCGCCGGTTTCACGACGCTGCGTCGCAAGGCCAGTGAACGCCGCCATGGCCTGCTTTTGCGTGCCGGAAGCAATGGCCGCGCGAATGTTGCCACCCGCTGACCAAGCCGTCTGCAAAACAGTCTTGAGCAGAGTTTCGGTTGATGCACGTTGCGTCCCGTTGGTAGCCGCGGCGACAATTCCGGCGGAATAGCCGCCGTTTGCCCCTGTAGCGCCGCGAGAGACGTTCGAGGTCAACCAAGCCAATGCACCAGCCGTCAGACCGGCAACGCCCGCAGCAGGGGCTACAGAAGCGTAGTTGCCCGATGCGCGCATTTCGATGTCGGTGTTGAGTTCGCGGCCCGACTTCATCAGTTCGCGGGCGAGTTCCGACTTGCGGCCTGCCTTTGAAACTGCCTCAACCGTAGTCGAAACGCCAACAACCTTCGTGCTGATCTGCGTATAGGTGCCGACGCGCGCGGTAGCGGCGCGCGACGTATTCGGAGTGTCATCACCCTGAATGGCCGCGTTTGTTGCCGACGCCGCCGTGAGGCTGTCAATCTGCCACTCGGTGAAAGTGGAGCTTGCCGAACCGCGACCGATCATCTTGGTGAACGGGGCTTCATCGGGAAACAACTCGTAGATTTTGTCCGCGAGGTCTTCACGAACACCAACGCGGGCAACCGCTTGGATCGTATTTGTAGGAACAGTCATTGCATTAAGTCCATCTTGCCCTTGCGGGACTGGGAAACCGACGCTTCACAGCGCGGGAACCGTGGTTAAAGGCTAAAGGCTGACGCCCGATGCCTCGAAAAAATCGACATAATCATTGGCCGAGCGTGAAACCTTGGCCCGATTGAATGCCGCCGTCGCCTTGTCGGCTTTCGATTGGTTGACCCTCGAACCCGTCCCCGGTGTCGCCACCTTGGGCAAGTCCTTGGCCGCCCTGATCTTGGCCATCTTCGACGACTGGAATGCGTCCCACTTGGCGGCTTTTGCCCGCCATTCACCGGCCTTTTTGAGCGCCAACATTTCAGACGCAGACGAATTGCCGAGATTTTCTTGCGTAAAGCCGAGCTCGCCTCCGGTTTCCACAAGCCCCGTCCACAATTCTGACTGTTTCGCAGGGTCCAGAATCTCCGGCCACTGAGCCTTCAATAGCGCCTGTTCGGCGGCTATATCCTGCTGTGACGCTTGAACCTGAAACTCCTGTGCCTGTCCGCGCACTTGAAAAACCTGCTGCATGAGTGAATCATGCTGGGCAGCCATTTCTTCATAAATCGCGGCTTGTTGCGCATAGGAAGCGGGATCGTTTGCCAGTAACGCCAGATCGGGCTTCACCGGCATGAACGCCTTAGCGTAAACCTCCAGTTCGGTCGCATATTGCTGCTGAATAGCCGCAAGCTGCGCCTGGGCAACGGCGGTCGCGTTGCGCGTGGCCTCCGATGCCTCTGTGGTTTTCAAGCGGACCTGTTCATTGCGCTGCAACTCGTGGTCCGCAAAGGCTTTCGCCAGTTCCGGGTCGGTTTCAGCAAGCGCACTGAACTTGGCCTGCATTTCCTTGTTGAACGAGACTGGTGGTTTGATGACCTCTAACGGTTCTTCCGCTTCATCTTCGTCTTCAAGGACTTCCTCCGCATCTTCCGCTTCCGGCTCGCCGCCTTCGTCGGTTTCCGCTTCGGGTTCTTCCTCCTCTTGAGGAGTATCCGGTTCTTCGCCTGCGAGTTTTAGAATGTCGTCAAGCGTGCTACCGGATTCGGTGCTTTGCTCAACGGCTTCCGCTTCGGGATGGGCCATTTTTGCTCTGCCTTTTTTAACGCTTCACAGCGTGACCCCGGAAACGCCGGGACGTATTCAGCCCTTATGGGCGGAATTACATGCGCCGCTTGGCTGCGGCTGAAAGTTTCTCCATTTTATCGGTGTAATCACGAGCTGCCGTAGCAACCTCGCCCGCCGTCACAATATCGCGAATCATCGCCTCAAATTCGCGGCTCACACGGTGTGCCATCGCCAGCACTTGGAGCCTGCCAGTGTCACCCGGATCAGCCGCCGCAATGCGCTCCAGATAGGTCTGGCGTATCTCGGCCAGCATATCATTAACGCCGCCTTCCTCCTCCAGAAACAGCTTCCACCGCACACCGCGCCTAATTGGATCTTCAGACATCCAAACGCCCGCCGTTGCGGTTGGCCTTCATCCCGTGACCGGCGAGCGCAATCAACTGGTTCTCCCGCTCTATCTGCGCCTCAATCTCTTGTCGCCTTATTTCAAGGTTGGCCTGCATTGCCGCCTTGTCGGCTTCCGACTGCATCTTGGCGGCGCCTTGCTGCGCTTGAAGCATGATCTTGGCTTGGTCGTTCGCGGCCTTGGCCTGCGCTTGCCCCGCGCTTATTTGCAGCTTTGCCTTTTCGTTTTCAGCCTTCGCCTGCATCTCGATCATCTTGGGGTCCGGCTGCTGCTGTTGCGGCTGGTATCCCGGTTCTTCAGGGTCTTGCCAATAATCG